GGTGCCCCGCCCCGCCGCCCCCTTTCCGCCCACGCCGATCAGCGCGGCAATATGCCGCAGGTCCTCCACGGGGGCCTCGAAAAAGTCATGGGACCACACCCAAAAATCCGCGTGATCCGCCCGTCTGTACCGGCAGGCCATGGGATCCGCCCACAGCTTTGCCCACCGCTCCCCGTGGCCCTTGTCCCGCTTGGACACAGCGGCGATAATGGCGGCGGTCAGTTGGCCGCGCTCCAGCCCGTGGCCGTCGCCGTCCCTGGCGAAATATTTATGGGCGCTTTCGCTGGTGGCGGCGCACAGGCGCAGGCCGTCCCGCTCCAGGAAACCGTCCACGGCCTCCACGGTGGTGCCATAGGGGATATTTACCGGGCCGCAGATGGCATTAAACCGCGCCCGCCGGGCCGCTATGTATTGCACCCGCTCCATGGCCTACACCTCCGCCACCACTTCCGTCCAGCCGTACACGCCCGGCTCCCACACGTTCCCGTCCTGGTCGCTGGTCCAGTGTTTCCCGCCGTGGCTCACCTTGTCCCCGGCGTTGTAGGCGTCATGTGCGCCCACCGGCGCGGACCACTCCGGCCACTCCTCCGCCGGGTCCGCCACCCGTTTCCACAGGCTGGGGGAGGCGTCCGGGGTCCAGTCCGCTTGTGAAGTGTGATCCTGCAGGCATTGGTACAGCTGGCCGTCCGTATACCGGCGGATATTCCCGGCCTTATAGGCCACCGGCACCGCCCAGGGGGCGAACAGGTCCGCGTGTTCCGCCGCCGTTGTGGCGTCAATGCTCCCGGCCTCCGCCAGCGTTACAAACATGATCCCGCCGGTTTCCGCCGCCCTGGTGATCTCGCTGCCCGCGTCGGTTTCCTCCAGCATGACAGTGGCCACCGCGCCCTCCATGTCCGGGCGGCCCAGCAGGTGGAAAACCTGGCCATTGTGGACGATCCCCGCCGCCTCCGCCTCCTGGCACAAGGTAAAGCACCCGTTTTCAGCCCTGCGGACATAGCTGGGGGCCTCGGTCATGGCCACGGTTTCCCCGTCCCTGGTGATCTTATACATGGTTTTCTCCTCCTTTGAATGTGGCATGAATGATCCGGCGCAGGTGCATGACCCGCCCGTGGTCGTCGAAATTTTCATAATAGGCGATATGCCCCTGCAGCTGGTCCTCCGCCTGCTGGACGGTCATTTCCCCGGTGTCCACCCGCTTTTTATAAAGCCTGATTTTCCGCCGGGCCGCTTTCATTCCGTCCCTGGCCCCGTGGGTGATCACCCGTCCGGTTTCGGTCAGGTAAAACTTGCATTTGCAAAATCGGAAAGGCTTGTCCAGCGGCACAATATGGCATTTGTTCCGGTTGACCTGCAGGCCCATGGCCTCCGCCCGGCGGATCGTTTCCTCCATGATCTCCTCCGCCTGGTCTATGCTGTCCAGCACCGTGGCATAGTCGTCCATGTAATGCCCCGCGCCGTGAATGGACTTTTGACATTTCAGCCAGTTGTCCAGGCTGGAGGGCAGGGCCACCATTTCCTGCTGGGACGGCTCCACGCCCAGGGGCATACCCACGCCGCCCGGAACAGACGCCACCACGGTGTCCGCTATGGCCCGGATCTGTTCGTTCAGGATCAGGTCCTGGTGGCGCTGGTAGATCAGGGCATGGGGCGCGGACGGGAAAAAGTGGTGAAAATCCATCAGGAACACGGCTCCCTCCCGCCCGTTCTTTCGGAACTGTTCCCGCAGCTGGTCCTCCAGCAGCTTGTAATGGAAATGCAGACCCTTTCCCCTTTGGCTGGCCCCGTTTGCATAGATCATGCTGGGACCGTACAGCGGGATCAGGACATTATTGCAAAGGGTTTTGTGGATCTGGCGGTCATTGATGTGCGGCGCGTCAATGGGGCGGACCTTGCCGCGCTCCCGCAGGGTAAAGTGGACATATTTCCCCGGTTTCCATTGGCCGGAAAGAATTTCCCGCCGCCGGCGGGCGGTGCCCGAAAACAGGTGGCGCTCAAAGTTTTGGGTGGACTGTTTCCACCTCACACCGTTGCAGCATTTCAGCCCATACCGGAACATATCCCGAAAACTGAAAACCTCCGCCAGTGTGCCCAGGCTGTCATTTCTGGCCTGTTTCCTGGCCTGCCGGGCCGCTTTCCGGCGTTGGTATCGCGCCTCCCGGCGCTCCTCGCTTGTCATATATTTTTATTCGCTCCCCAGATAGTTGTCTTGTAGGTGTGCGTCTAAACTACTTTGACCCGGCACATGAAACGGGGTAAAGCACAATCCCCCGCCATGCAAGCAGCGTCCGTGCAAGGCCGCCAGGGGCAGTTTTAGGCTTTCGCCAGGGAAGTATTTCTCCTTTTATACGGGTCCGGTTCACCTCATTGGTTACTGCATTTGACCCATGATATAAAATCCGGGCGCCGCGCCCCAGGAATTGTTCGCGTTGTTGTTGTTGGCGCTGCCGTTGGTGTTGACAAGGCAGAAATTGTTCGTGTTGCCAACGTAGACGGAACGGCACCAGTGATTGGCAGCAGTCCCGTCAAGGGCCGCCCTGCCACACGGCACGTTTTCAGAAATACACCCATGACAAGCTATTTATTTTTTCTTCTCCTCCGCCGCAGTTCCGCGTCGCTTTGCATAGTCCCTTTTATCAGGTCGTCCTCCGTGTCGATCAGTTCCCCCAGGGTTTGGGCCATGGTTTCCAGGCGCTCCTCCGCCTCCTTTTTGGGGACCTTGTTTCCTTTGGCGTCCGTAAAGCACCCCTGCGTGTTCTTCATCATAACCATGTAACAATGGCACAGCTGCACGTCCAGGGCCATTAAAGCGCCCCGCGCTTGCAAAAGGTCCCTTTCCCGCAGGTCCAGGCGTATGTCGTTAGATGTAAAATAACTCTGCGCCTTTTCGGTGTAACTCACCAATTCCGCCGCCATTTTTATGGTTGGCTCCGCCAGCAGGCGGGAATACCTCGCGGAAAGACGGCTTAAAAAATTTATCGTTTCCGTGTAAATCTCATTGGCCGTATTCACAAATTCCGCCTTGCTGGTGGTTCGCTTATTTTTCAGGACGGACACGGTTTTCTCCTCCTTTGGGCCTCTGCTCCATGCCCCCCTCTCCGCCCATTTTCATGGGCGGGATGGGGGCGGGATTCGCTGCGGCGGATTAGACAGCAAAGCCGGGCGCCGCGCCCCAGGAACCGTTCGCGTAGCTGTTGCCGGCGCTGCCGCCGGTGCTGACAAGGCAGAAAGTGTACGCGTTGCCAACGTAGACGGAACGGCACCAGTGACTGGCAGCAGTCCCGGTTTCCCCGTGCTTATACTTCACCTTGCTATTGCCCGCCTTATAGTAGGAATATTGCAGTTGGAAATTCTTTTCCGCGCTGTTGGCGTAGGACCTGGCCCCGTGGTATTCAAACTCCGCCAGCAGGAAAAGATAGTCCGTTGTGCTGGTGACATAGCTGGCATTGTCAGGACTTCCGCCGGTGTTGTCGCTGTACTTGGTCACGGACTTCATAACGGCCCGCAGGTCGGACGGCAGGGCGGCCAGCATGGAGTTGGCCGGGGGGCTGGAGGGGGTCCCGCTGTTGCCCAGCAGGGTCTTTCTCATATAGCTGCCATTCCACCCGCCGCTGTTGCTGTTGTTGGGGTTCATGTTGAAATAGCCGTTGCCGCTCTGGCCGCTGCCATACTGGCTATCACACAGGCAAACGTCTTTCCCTCCGATCTTGCCGATTTGGAAATGGATCCGGTTGGTGCCCTCCCGGCTGCTGTTGTGGTTAAAGCCGATAATAAAGGCGTCAATGGCCAGATTGGAAAAAGTGAAATTCCCCACCTTGCCGTTGATGGTGATCCGCTTGGTGTCGCCCACGCTCCAGTAGTTTTCACCCTGGCCGGCGTCGGAAACTTCCTTGATGGTTGCCCATGTATTATCATTCAGGGAGGTGGTGGGCAGGGTCACGGACACGCTGCAGGTCCTGTTTGCTGGCGCGGTGTGGTTGGTTCCCTCTGCCACCTTGACGGTAATGGTGGCGGTGCCCTTGGCCTTGGCGGTCACGGTCACGGTGGTGCCGGACACGCTCACCGCTGCCACGTTGGTGTTGCTGGAGGAGGCGGACACAGCCCCGTTTCCGGCCCGCGTCACGGAAATGGTGCCGGACATGGTTCCCGTACTCAATGCCAGGCTGGACTTGTTCAAACTGGAGGATCCCGCCGCCTTGCCGATGGACCAGGCCACCGTCTTTGCCGCCGTGCTACCGTCACTCCACTGGTAATTGGAAACCGGGGTAAAGGTGGCGTTGTAACTGCCCGCGTTGGTTCCGCTGGTGGTCCCGCCGATTGTCAGCTTTGCGGCGTCGTGCCCGCTCCAGACAGGGGACTGGGCCGATCCGTTATAGGTCAGGCTCCCGCTCTGCGCAGGGATCCCCATGATAATGGCCCGCCCGATGGTCCAGGTCACGCTCTTGGCGTCCGTGGTGCCGTCCCGCCACTTGTAGCCCTCCACGGGGGTGAAGGTGGCCGTATATGTCCCGGCGTTGGTCCCCGTGGTTTCCCCGGTCATAACCAGGGCGGCGGGGTTGTAGTTGTTCCAGACGGGTGCCTGCTCCGCCCCTGTAAAGGTCAACACGCCGCTTTGACTGGGCGCCGCGTCAATGGTGCTGGTCAGGTATGTAATGGCTTTCTGCGCCGTTTCTGCGGCCTCCTGGGCCGCTCTGGCCGCCGCCATGGCCGCCTCCGCGTCCTCCAACGCTTTCCGGGCTGCCGCCAGCGCGGTGTCCGCCTTACCGGTCCGCCGCCTGCGCCGCCTCCATGGCCTCCCTGGCAATCCGCAGGGCCTCCGCCACCGCCGCCGCCAGGTCCGGGTGGGCGTTTTCGTCGGTGTTGTGGGCCTCGATCAGCCCGGCCAGGGCTGCCTCCAGTTCCGGCTTGATGGTTTCATTGAAGTACAGCAGCACGTCCTCCGCAGTCATCCACGCCCCCGCCGGATAGGTCAGGGTGGCGTCCACCCCGGACGTGACACGGATGGAAATGGGGAAATTCCGCACGTCCGGCGCGGTCCCCTCCACATAGGCCGCTATGGGCTGGCGCTGGTGCCCCAGGCTGGCGTAGTAGATCATAACGGGGTCCCCGGTGTCCGGGTCCTCCGCATAGACGCCGAAACCGCCGATCCATTTGTCCTCTTTCAGCCCGCCGTCCAGGTCGCTGCGGAACTGGACGATCATGCCCACCTGGTTGCCCTTGACGGTGGGAACCGTGCTGGTGCCCGCCGGTCCCGGCTCCAGGGGGGCGATCAGCTGGCGGGCGGTTTCCTTGTCCTCCACCGTCCCCAGGTCCATGAACACGCCGGACAGTTTCAGGGT